AGAGAATTGGTTATGTAGGGAATGAGTCTGACTCAACCACTAATACTGGTAAGTACTTACGTATCCAATCTTGGGGTAATTCTTCATAACTCATTAATGAGTTAATAAGATCCTTATCCTCTTGCGTTTCAAGCACCAGAACGTCATAAGGACTGGAAGTCCTTTCTAAGTATTTAACAATTTTAAAGTTAACATTATATGTTCTCTTAGAATCGTAACTTAGGGTTATCCCTTCAAAGTCGACAGTAGTAGCTATGCTACGAAGTCGTGCGGCAAATTCAATGATATCATCGATTTTGTCACCTTCTAAATCATGTGCTTCTAACAGTTTTACTGTTAATGCATCATGTAGAGACTTTAATCTCTTCAATGGAATTATTTCCATTGGGAGTAAGATATTTGGAATACTTCCATCTTCCGCTTTGATTAATTCTTCGTCAGAGATTATTCTCTCTCGGATAAATTTTACCATAGTGGAGTCAGACTTAAACAAATTGGTATCATATACTTCTTTGAATTCGTCGTATGACATTTTGGATTTTGCTTTACACAACGCCTGTACCTTCATTTCAATTACCTTTTGAGATTCCAGTATTGACAGTATAGACTGTACAATTGCTAGTCTCATTAGACACTCTTGGTCGAAGAATATATCACATAAGTGATCATCTTTTAGCCAATCATTCTCAAACAGGTACTCAGCAGTTAAAAATCTGTAGGGTGAACTCTCTTTACAAAAGAGATTAGCCACTACAGCACTGAGTAACCATGGTTGGAGTTTGTTGAAATATGTTTCTTCCTTTCCTTTAACCTTACGGTTCAAAGAAGGGAAAGACTTCGGTGTAACTACTACATTCCTCTCGTTTAATACAGAGAGAAGTTGTGGTATATTTCGGAAATCACTAGAGCGGTTTATCACACTAGGACTAATCCTAGATGCATCTATCCCGTTAATCGAATTTCTGCTGCAAAATTCCATTACGGAACCTAGCTTGCAGAATACTTTAGATTTGGAAACATTGATGGGAAGATTAATTTTCTCACAATACTTCGGATAGACATCATAAGGATCTAAGATCCAGAGATCGTCACCGACCTTCCCATAAAGAGGTAAAAGACCTAAGTCTTTGTACTCCCTATGATACATAAAATGTATGAATAGGTGGTCGGTTAAAGTAGCTATATCAAACGATCCGTTCGTCCCCATACCTTGTCCTTGGCCATATTTTATATGTCCATCAAGGTCGGGAGAATACCACTCACAGTGCACAGTTAACTGGGCCCATCTTTCTGAGACTCCCGCAGTGAAAAGGTTCCTCATTACGATCTTTTGAAGATCTCGGTGAAACCGATCCGTCCACGATTTGATATCATATGCTTTTAGCATCTTAATATTAAGAACTAAACCGCAGTATGTATCATGGTTCATGCAAGATTTCTGAGCAGCAACCATGGCACTAATGCCATCTTGTTGCGACTTACGAAAGTCAC